CGTTTCATACGCGCCTCGATGGGTACGCCGTCTTTCAGACCTTCGTTGAGACTGGCATCCAAGTCGGAGATTCCGTTGTTGTTGCAGGCGCATCACATGGATTCTCTGGAACACATACCATTGTCTCAACACAAGACTTCGAGTTCATCGGGGTATCTGACGAGGGCGACCTTGAATTTGACTCCGATGTAATTCGTCTTTACCAGTTCCTTTATGTCAACGCAGGCTCAGATTTCACTCGATCTACTGCTACCGGCACAGTCACCTTCACCCCGTCCGTTTCATGGATTAACGCAGCCGATGTCACTTCATGGTTGGGCATCGACGTTGCAACCGCCAACGACACGGCCTTCATTACAGTCTGCGTTAATGCTTCGAATAATTACATATTTCGGAAACGTCGCGAAGCCGGATACACCGACTCGCAATCCACGGTGCCAGGTGCCGACGTCAAACTCGGAACAATCATGTACGCAGCAACCCTTTACCGCGAACGCGGATCAGCAGACTCTTTTGCCTCATTTGACGCCATGTCTTCAATCCCAATCCCTTCAACAATGGGACGCATCATGGCTCTCATTGGCTGCGGAAGACCACAGGTCGCATAATGGCTGCAACAGGAATCCTTGTCGACGCAGTCAACGCGATCAAAACACAACTCACCGCTCTTGGCCTCAAACCAGTCACAGACCCGCGCAACGCGCGACCAATGTCCGTCATGATTGAACTTCCCGTCATGACTTCGTTCACTTACAACGTGGGCGACTTTCGCATTCCAGTCCGCATCCTTGCAGCGCCCCCAGGCAACCAAGACAGCGGAGACTATTTGATGTCAACAGTTGACACCATCATGAACTCGTCCATCGCAGTTACAGACGCCCGTCCAGGCAATGCAAACTACGGCGGGCAAGACATACCCACATACGATCTCACGGTGGCAATCGCCGTGCGTAGAAACTAAGGAGCCACCAATGGCAACAGCAACATTCCTGTCAGGTGCAACCTGCAACATCACCCCAACCGGCGGATCAGCCGTCGACGTGTCGGATCAACTCTCGAAATGTGAGGTCATGCTCGGCTTTGAACTCCTCGAGTCAACATCGCTAGCAGATACAGGCCGACAGGCAACAAAGGGCTTGCAAAGCGTCGCAGTTAACCTTGACCTTTATCTTTCATACGGCGCAACCGAAGTTGAAGCACTTCTCAGCGCAATCGTCGCTGCGGGTTCATGCACAATTGTTGTTTCCCCATCTGGCACGACTGAGTCTGCAACAAACCCTGAGTTTACGATTACGACGTGCACATTGGATGCCGCTCCGGTCATCATGTCGTCCATCGGCACCCTTGCCGTGGCCTCAATTTCGTTCTCTAACGGCACCTGGGCACGAGACATCATCTAGAAAATAGAAGAGGGAAACAATGAAAATCCGACTACAAGTAACACCGATTGAAGGCGACCCCTATGAATGCGAAACGAATCTCTTCGTTGTCGTGGCATGGGAACGCAAATTTAAACGACAGGCATCCAGTCTCGCAAACGGCATCGGCGCAGAAGACCTTGCATTCTTTGCATTTGAATCTGCACGAGCTGCGGGAATCACCACCCCGCTCGCCTTTGACGACTTCATCAAGAAAACAAAGTCCATCGAAGTCGTGTCGGAGGAGTCAGCAAGTTTTACAGAAGCGGCAGTTTCCGACGCTCACTAGCGGAGGTTCTTGTCGCGACTGGATACTGGACACCCGACATCCCATTCGACACAGACGATCTGTTCACGGTTGTTGACGTGTTGAACCAACAACAAAAAGCACAAAGGAGCAGACGATGACAGCAAATACTTCAATTGAAGTCGTCGGAGTTCGTGACGCTATTCGTTCGCTGAACAAGATTGAGCCTGGACTCCGTAAGCAGTTCACCGCCGACGCAACCCGTATTGCCCAACCTGCCATTCAAGAAGTCCAGAAAAACTACACAAAGGTTCCTTTGTCGGGTATGGCGCGAAAATGGGAACAAGCCAATAAGAAGATATTTCCCTTTTCTGTGGCAAAGGCAGTCTCTGGAGTCAAGTTAAAGGTTGACGCTTCTCGAGAGGCAACTTCCCTGATCTATATCACCCAAACCAATGTCGCAGCAGCCGTATTTGAGGCAGCGGGACGCGCCAATCAAAACCGTTTGGGAGATTCTCTTGGGCAATTGCGCCCAAACCATACGCGCATCCTTGGGCCTTCCGTATTCCGCAAACGTCGAGAGATTGAAGGCGAACTTGTACGCGCCACAAATGAAGTCAAAGCCCGCGTTGAAAGAGAACTCAAATGACAATCGCAATCCCAATCATCACAGAGTTCAACGGCAAAGGAATTTCTTCTGCAATCAAGGAATTTAAGAACCTTGAGACAAACGGCGAGAAGGCACAGTTTGCAATCCAAAAGGCAGCACTTCCCGCAGCTGCTGCACTTGCAGGTCTGACCGCTGCACTTGGATCAGCAGTCAAGGGCGCAATTGAAGATGCAGCCGCGCAGGACAAACTTGCCGAACAGATTCGACGCACCACAGGCGCAACCGACGAACAAATCAGCGCAAACGAAAACTGGATCAGCACCCAAGGCAAACTGCTCGGAGTCACCGACGACGAACTTCGTCCGGCACTTGGCGGTCTAGTCAGGGCAACTGGCGACATCACCAAGGCGCAACAATTGGCATCCGCTGCAATGGACATCAGTTCGGCAAAGGGTCTCAGTTTAGAAACAGTCACAAAAAGTCTCGAAAAGGCTTACGGCGGAAACTTCACCGCATTAGCGAAATTGTCACCAGAACTTCGTCAAATGATTAAAGACGGCGCGTCATTAGATGAAGTCATGGCAGCAATGTCAAAGACCTTTGGTGGCGCAGCGTCAGACGCAGCCGAAACTACTGCCGGCAAATTTAAGCGCATGAAAGTTGCCCTCGATGAAACAAAGGAGTCAATCGGCGCTGCACTTATGCCCGCCGTTGAAGCCATCCTCCCTCTTCTGCAATCGTTTGCAACATGGGCGCAAGACAACCCCGAAAAGTTTCTTGCAATTGCAGCTGCCGTCGGCGCAATTTCCGCAGCCGTTGTTCTGTTCACAGTCGCAGCAAAGGCAGCAACCGTCGTCAACGCTCTTCTTGCGACGTCATTCACCGCGCTCCAAGTGGCATCAGGACTGATTGTGTTCACCGCAATCATTGCTGGTCTTGTACTTGCATACAATAAATTTGAATGGTTCCGAGACGGCGTCAAAGCAGTCATGAGCGGAATCGCTACTTACTTTGAGTTCATTGCAAACGCATGGATCAAAGTCATCAACGTCATCATCAAAGGCATCAACTTAATCAAGCCTGGCAAAGACATCGGCACCCTGTCGGCAATCAGTATTGGCGGGAATCCTGCTGGGGCGTTTACTTCAACCGCGCAAGCGGAAACTGCAATGGGCTTCACAGGAACAGCAGAGGTTGCAGCCCTCGTCCCTTACAACATTGACCAACCAACAAAAGCTCCAAAAGTTTCCAAGGCTCCACCGTCAATCTTTGACAACACCTCAGGCAACGCAGGAGGCTTCGAGAACGCAGGCATCGGCGGTATCGGCCCATTCAGCAACATCACCATCAACATGGACGCAGGACTTGTCTCATCGCCTGCCACAGTCGGTCAAGACATCATCGACGCCATCCTTGCAGCGCAACGCAACTCAGGGCAGGTCTTTGCACCGGCGGTCACTTTCTAATGGCCGTCCCCACATATCAAGTCCTTGTCGGGTTCCAGACGACCACAGGATTCGGTCAACCGTTCCAACTCAACGACGCGGTCTACGGTCTACTCGACACAGGCACCCTCGGCGGACTTGCATACGCAGACCTCACCTCGCTCGTTCTGTCGGTAAACATTAAGCGCGGACGCAACCGCCAACTAGATCAGTTCAACGCAGGAACCGCACAGGTCGTCTTCAACAACAACTCCCGCATCCTTGACCCTCTCAACACGGCCTCGATCTACTACCCGTTTGTATTGCCTCGCTCGCCCATCATCATCTACGCCAACGGCACCCCCATTTACACAGGCTTTGTCGAGGATTGGGACTTGGACTACCAGAACGCCAATCAAGGCAGAATGTTCGCTCGATGCGTTGACACCTTCGGCACCCTGGCAAATCAGCAACTCAACGCCTTCACCCCGTCGGCACAGACTTCAGGGTTGCGCGTAGACGCCGTCCTAGACCGTCCAGAGATTGCGTACCAGGGTGCAAGGTCTATCGGTACAGGAACCTCAACTTTGGGGGCTTACGCGGTCTCTCAGGACACAAACGTCCTCAACTACCTTCAGCAAGTCAACACCTCCGAACAGGGCTACCTGTACACCTCAGCCGACGGCACCCTCACCTTCAAGGGAAGGTCGAGTGTTCTCAACCCCGTTGCAGGAGCCTCGTTCACAACCAACGGCACAGGCATTCCGTATATGAGCCTGGTCAATCAGTACGGGTCAGAACTGCTCTACAACTACATCGTGACGCAATCCCCCGCAGGCGCTGCGCAGACCAACTCGGACTCGACGTCAATTTCTTTGTATCAGGCACAGAACTACAACCTTCTCAGTTTGCTCAACTCAACCACAACGGAAGTCAACGGTCTCGGCGCATACCTTCTCGGCAAATACCGCAACCCCGTTGTCCGCTTTACAGGCGTCTCATGCGAACTTGCAGCACTTACAGCTGCGCAATGGGCAACCATCTTTGCCATTGACCTGACCTCGATAATTTCAGTGCAAAAGGATTACTCCACTGGCACCCCAACATCGGAAACACAAACTCTGATTACATCAGGAATTGAACATCGGATTGTTCCTGGCTCACATATTGTCAGCCTTACAATGGAATCAACAGATGGAAATCAGTACCTTACATTGAACGATGCAATCTTCGGAACGCTTGACAACAACCTTCTCAGTTTCTAAAGGAGACACAACATGGCAATCACAAATAACACCGACTTCACCAGTGGTCAAATTCTTACGGCTCAACAGCAAAATAATTTCCCTCGTGGAATTATGGCAATATCAAAAGCCACAGCAACAGATTCAACCATCACAGTTTTAGAAGAGCAAATGTCAGTTACTTTTACAGCAGTAGCAAACAGAAATTACCGTGTTACATATTTTGAGCCAGAACTTTCAGGGCCAAGCGGCACCTACACAATTTTATCTCTCTTGCTTACTTCTATTGCTGGCACTCAATTAGCAGCAGGATACGCGTATGCGTCCGCTGCCAATAGTTTTACCTCAGTAACCACAACCGCAGTAGGCACGTTTACAGCCGGGACAGTCATTATAAAAGCGGCTACACAACTTGTCGGGGCTGGCACTGCCAAAGCAGGACGAGCAGCAACACAGCCAGCCTTTCTAATGGTTGAAGATGTTGGTACAGCCTGATGCGCAAAAGCCTAATTTTATTGGTGATTTGCGCATCACTTACCGCCTGTGCAGACCGTGAACGCCTAAACTGCCCACCAACAAAAAACAAAGCACTACGCGGAGTAACCGAAACAATCGCGCCAACAACAGCACCTGCCTATGGCACCGGAGGGAAATGCACATGAAACCCCAAAACAGAATGAGCAACGAAGAAATCAAAGCACGACTTATCTTTGTCGTAGCCATCGGCTTGACGCTCGCCTTTGTTCTGTCAATCATCTCACTTCTCTACGGCTTACTGTTTGTAACGCAACCGCTCGAAGTCTCACCTAACGACGATGCAGCCTGGTCAGTCTTGTCGCCAATGCTTGCGACGTTAACTGGCGGGCTTCTCGGGGTGCTCGCAGGTAACGGCCTCAAAGATCGTCCGAAAGACCCACCTGCACCATGACCGCTCGCAAATATCCCTTCTACCCTTCGTGGGATGGCAAAGCCACATCACCAATCACAAAGAAATTCTTTGATCTATGTCAACGACGTTGGGCATTTACGAATCTAGGAATGTACGTCAACCGTCCGATGCGCGGTTCTAAAAACCTCAGCGTCCATGCGACAGGCTTCGCAGTCGATATGGGTTATCCCGCAACTCGAGCAGGAAGAGCAGCTGCAAAAGAAGCATGGGAATGGCTTGTCAATAATTCAGAAGAATTGCTTCTTTGCGAATTGCACGATTACTCCTTCCGCAAC